AATGTTAAGTTCTATACCGGATTCAGCGAGTAGACTGTTTAATTGATACGTTAAAGCAGAGTTATCTGAATCATTTAATCCTTGTGTGTTTTGATATTCTGTTGTCTTGTTTAATTCAGAACTTACTTGTAAACTGACATTAGGACCTCTTAATTTAATTGTATTATCTTCAGGATTATAAGTTGTCTTAATGTTTATTAGGTATGCTTTTGATTCTGCAATTTTTTCTACACCCCAACATTTTGATTGAATATCAAACTGAGAGGGAAGTGGTTCGTAAAGTTTAACTAGAACAGTGACGTTGTTTGGATCAGTATCATCAAGTAAAACGTTGTTTGCTATGATTAAGTTGTTCGCTCCAAAATTTAAATTAAAATCTCTCTGGTATGGAGTTGTTTCTATTGAAGTTTTTAACGCTACAGTTGAATCAACTATATCGCCAGCTATTACATCTGTGCTAGCAAGTCTAATTTCAGTTCTGTCTGTTGATATTTCAGAAATATAGTATGCTTCTAATATGCTTGAAGATAGTAGCGGTCTTAAAAAGTTGTAAACTGTGTAGTATTGTCCTTCTTGGTATGCCCTACTCTCTAAATCTTTTTCTGGGCTAATACTTAAATCTTCTCCGTAGATTGCAAAGCTTGGTAATTTCTCTACAGTGTCAATTATTTGCTTATTGGCATTGTAAACATAATACTCAATATAGTCTGTAGAGCTATTAAATGTTATGTCTGCATTAAAGGAAGCAATAAGCGAATCATCAGACGGAGTATAAGTCTGCCCACCAAGTTCAATTAAGGGTACATCCTGTATGTATATCTGCTTATCCATTAATCGGCTTTATATCTACTAGTTGTTGTTGCAATTGTAAGTTTTCTTCTCTTAAAGCTGTAACTTCTACAAGTAATGCGGTTACCTCTTCATTAGTACCTTCCCCACCTATGTATGCACTACTCTGATTTACTAAATATTGATGAGAGTTTGTCTCACCTGTTTTCGGTATTTGGTAGAATAGCTGTGCGTAGTTATCAAAAAATTCTTGAACAGTAGGTATGGGTGTAGCAGTAGTGGCTGTTGGTGAGATACCTCCTAGCGTAAGCTGTGTAAATGAAGTATCAATAACTTGCTGGTATTGCTGTTTTTCAAATACCTGTTTGCTTAAATCAACTACCGAACTCATTATCCATTTACAACTTTAAAGTAATACTTTTCATCTAATATCTTCGTAGCACCGTCAATACGTGTTTTAAGCAGTATTTGATAATACCTTTCAGGTTCTAAACCAGTCATGTACACATCAAAGTAATTACTGTTAGAGTCAGCACTAATCTTAGTATAGGTACTATCGAAGTCAATTACAACTTCATTTGTATCTAAATCTTTTATAGACCAGAAAGAAGCTGTTGGCAGATAGTAGTTTACTGTATAAAAAGAACCTGTTGTAAATGTTCTAGGTGGGAATTGTGGTCTTGCGTTAACTCTAAATCTCTGTATAGATCCCGAATAGTATGTTCCTGTATTATTGGGAAGGGTTGTAACTATATCTGGATCTGTTAAGATTGTCTGTGTAGAGGATCCAGTATTAAAGTAGTAATCATCCCATCTAATCTCTAATTGTGGTGGGTATATTGTATTTGTATCTACTGAGAAGTATTTAAATTCAACCTTCTTAGTAGGGTCTGTTGAGAATTCTGCAGAATCAGCTTGCTTAATAATAAATCCATCGTTAGTGAGTGAACCTGTATACCAAGCTACTACTGTGTTCGTTGTGTTTAGTAGGATATCAAAATCACTTCTATATTGGTAAGAAGCACTTTGTGCATATACTGAACTTGTATACCAGTTGCCGCCTCCGGGATTTGATGCTGAGAATGAAGCTGTAGCTCCAGATGTTCCAAAGCCTGCTGTCAGCCAGTTTCCAGAACCTGACGTTATTCTAGAATTCCAACTTACTCCGTTAGTTGTAGCTGGACTGTCTTGGTATTTACCTGTTCCATTCTGCCATGACCCAGATATTGGGTGACAAAATAAAGTTGTTTCTTGACCCAGTCCTTCGACTTTTGCCATGGAAACTCTTAAATATGCTGCAATTGACCCGGTTGCTTTATTAGCAATTACATCTTGAAGTTCAGATTGATTGTACTTAACTACAAAACGGCTTACTGTTGCTGTACTTCCATCTACTGCAGTACCGGTGGTTGCTTCAATGATTTCATCGATACCAGAATTCATATTCGGGTATTCACTATACAGGGTAGCGTCTTTCTCCGGGAAGATTTTATATACTGCCATTTGTTATAAATAGGAATTAAAGAGAAACTACTCTTCCTTTAATGTCTACATTCGGATACTTAACTTCAAAGATCATAGGATCAATAGAAGGGTATACCACGTTGTCAATAGTTGCTCCTTTTGTATCGTATGAATAGTTTGAATATCCTAGCGCTTCTCCAGTTAAATTAACAACCTCAACATTTTTAACCGTCTGTACTCCGTCAATGTTATCAATTAGAAGACTTAAGTTTTTAAGTAAAATAGGTTGGTTAATTTGCCAGTTATTTATATTAAAATACTCTCTAACTGCTGTAATAGCATTAAAAATTACTTCATTACTATTGTAGTTTGCAGCAACAGTAATATCAAAATTAACTCCTATGTTAATCACAAAAGCGTCTTTAACTCTAACCGAATCTCCTATAACTCTATATTGTGCTAGATAGGTGTTTAGGTTTTGCTTAAGTGCATTCGAAGCTATTACTAGGTTTTTACTGCTGTTATATGTAAGTACATATAGATCTAATGTAGTAGGTGTTTCTCCTATTCCTAAGTTAGCAATCTTAGTTTGTTCAATATATGCTTTAGCGATCACTCCGTATTTAGCAGGCATTGACAATGATCTTACTAGGTAATCATCTTGGGTTACGTTACGTAGTTGAGTTTGATAATTAGATAGTGTATTTTGTCTAAGCTCTTCAATACTATCACCATCTTGACCTCCAACTGCTGCATCTGGGTTATTTACTGCTAAAGACGCTCTGTAAGTATTAGCTGTAGCTGCATTAAGGTTTGAGTTTAAGAAGCTAATATCTCCTGTAATTACTGTTAGGTCGTTTGAAGGAACGTTTGCAGCTACTCCGCCTCCTGTTAAATACCTGACGTTAATAGTTGTATTTGAAGGAGCGATACCGTACGTCTTTGTAAAGATAAAGTTTGTAGGTGAGTAGGCAGTTGTTAGTTTAGATTGTTGGAAGGGTAATCCTAGGCCTACATTGTTTGGATTCGGTACAATTGTTTCGTCTGTATCTGTTGCAGTACCTGCTCCAAATTGTAGTTGTAGAGATCCTGAGTCAAGAAATCTAGTTGCAAACCTTCTCTGTACTTGTTCTAACTGTAGAATATATGGTGTATCTGCATTATCAATTGACCGGTTAGGGTCATTGGGGTTTGTATTTTTAATACCAGAGTAAATCGCATCTTGTGCTAAATAATCTACTTCGTACCAATTATTACCATCACTATCTGTAGCATCTAAAATTCCAACAATCTTATCTACGTTAATTAACCGTGTATCAAATTGTACTGGGCTAGTGAAGGTTAGGGCGCTGGAATTGATTGTGGCAGAAATTGCTTGTCTGCTTTTTTTCAAAAGGTAGCTAACTGGATTTACTCCTGCTGTTTGGAAGATTGTAACCTCAGTTGGATCCTGTGATGAAGATACTGAAAAGTCTACGCTGTCTTGAATTAAAAATTTAACTTCGCTGTTAGAGGTTGAAGATACAACTGCGTTTTCAGCAATTAATAAGGTATAGTCAAAATCAGGTATGTAGACACTTGCAGATGATTTAGATGGTATTTGTTGGTAGAAATCAATGGTTGTAGTAGCAACACCTGTTACATTTGGTTTGTACCCGAACATGTATGCTAATTCAAATAGGTTATCTGTCTGACGAGCATACTGTAAGTATGTTTCTTGAATTTGGTTATCTAAGTAAAATGACATAACGTCCCCTACGTATGCTGCCATTTCCATAAACATCATCCCAGGAGATGACGGACTGAAATCGTTATAGGTTGTAGGGAAATAAGTTTTAGCATAGTCAATTAAGGAAGCCCTTAGTGTGCTAAAATCTTTATTTAAATATTTTATGTCTCTTTTAATTGCCATTTTAGTTGAATGATATTTGTAAGCTATCTATTGTACCTGTATCTTTAATTGAATATTTTAATGCGACTGTAATTTGATTTGTATCAGGGTTGCCGGTTATCGTTAAATTTTCAACAATAACACTCGGAAAAAACTCGCTTATAATACTTTGGATGTCTTGCTCTAAAGCTGCATCTGTATTATTGTTTAATTGCTCAAAAATATAAACTTGTAACCCTGCTCCGAATGTTGGATTTAAATACCTCTGCCCGGTCCCGGTTAAAAAGAAGTTAATCAGGTTGTTTTTAATAGCTTGTTGAGTAGTATAGGTGGAGGTAAAAACAGCGGGTGCAGCAAAGGGTATTCCGACTCCTACAGCGACTGAAGGTTTCTTATCTATTGGGAATATCTTCTTTGCATCAAATGCCATTACTTCTTCTTAATAAGACCCATAATTTGGTCTAGGTTAACTTCTCCTGCAGGTAGTGCTGATCCTTCACCGGCAGTATTTATTGTTGCAGGTGGTCTGTATCCAGGCTGTGCTCCGAAAGACATGGCGTCGTTTGAGGTCATTGAAATGTTTCCATTTTTTGATTCCATCATTTCACCTAGTAGTTCTTTGTATTTATCTCTTGCATTAATACTGGCTACTATTGGTTGAGTAGAAACTGGTACAGGGGCTGAGTAGCTCTCCTGAATGATTGTTTTAGGGGCACGTACTGCTTCTAGTAGAATTTCCTTTAATTCTTCTTGAATAGCTTCTCTTACGGCTTCTTTGATGAGTTTTTTAAATACTTTGGTATCCATCTTTTATAAATATTTCTTAATTGGCTTTTAGGTTATCCCTATCTATAATGAGTTTTAATTCATTAACAAGGACTTGAGGGTCTGTTGTGAAGGATGGTTCTGTTTGTAGTAAAACGATTCCTTGACTATTCTTAGCTTGACCTATTTTTTGCTTTAGAGTTGGGCTAAACGGTTTCTCTACGATCTCAAAAGTAAAACCTTTATAGGTCAAATCGATAATAGAGGTAGCTGCTAATTTTATGGTATCTAGAAGTTTACTAGTGTTTGCTCCTAGTGCGTTAGGTTTCTTACCACACTTCACTAATACAAGGTCAACTACGTCTAACACTATTAAAATTGTTTGAAGTATTTTTGCTGCATCAGAGGTGTATTCACTACCCAGTGCTAAAGCTCTTTTTAATTCCGGGAGTTTAGGTGTTCCGTCTGATTTGAATGTAATTGATGTTTTAATGTCATCTAAATCACTTATTAAAGCTGTAACTGCTCCGGGTAATGTTGGAGCTAGCTTAGCAGCTACTGATGTAGCAGTCTTTAGTAAAGTTAAAGCGTCTAAAGATGTAACTGTTCCATTTACAATTGGAGTTAGTATTGTTAAAGATGCATTTATAGTATCAACATATTTTGCAGTATTTTCAATATCTGTTCCTAAAGAATTACGTATCTGTAATGCCCTATCTAGGATACTCTGTGGAGGGCATATATTTGGCAGGGTCGGGTTAGCAGTATCTAATCCTTCTATTCCTAGTTGGGACGCTAAAGATAGTAAAGTTGATATTGCTTTATCTTGTAAATCTGCAACCTTACTATTGATTGTTTGGTTAATCCTATCCAGAGGTGCTAATTGTGTTGCAGTTGCAACGACGGTTGCTGCAGTCAGAGTTCTTTGAAGCTTTAATTTTTTGTTAACAGTATCTCTTTTAGCTGCTTCTTGTTCTCTCTGTTTTTCTAATTCAGGGGGAGCAATGGGGGGAGTGGTGGGAGGTGCAGGGGGTGGGGAGGGGGGTGGTGTTGTTGAGGAGGGTAATAATACTTCTTCAATAATTGTTGGGGGTGGGGCAGGATAACTTAAGATAATAGTATCAGCTAGTTGTCTCTCTGTTGCACCTATTAAATAACTACCTTGTCTCAACCTAATGCTTTGAGAGTTTAATAAAACCGCTCTTTTTTGAGGTCCTAATTTTTCAAAGATAATAACATCACCGTTTGATAATTTAATGTATGGTGGGGAGGGGTTTGCCATTATACTGTAAAGTTAGAGTTAGATTTAAGAAGGTCGGGATTTAATGTTAAAAGTTTCTTTAATAATGCAGGTGCTTTTTTATTTAGACTTGGTATTGGGCCGCCTGAATTAGATGCTTTTAAAGAGGCTGTTACTAGTTCTTTAAGCACGTCAATCATTGTCTTTAGTAACTCTACTGTTGTATCTCCAAGTAGTAAAGGTTCTTTTGCAGATTTAGATCCTAAGTATATTTTACTAGTTTGAATTATCATTTCAGAAGCATCTATGTTAACTGTTCCTGCAGAACTTAAACTGATACTTTTTGCTGAACTTAATAATAGGTGATCTTCTGTTGTATTAAAGACTAGCCTTCCAGAGTTTATAATTACCTGCTTGCCCGTGTATTCATCAGGTAGGGTAGGGGGATTCGATTTATAACTAAAGTAATTTGTATTTGCTAGTAGCGGTACTTTTTGAGTTGTTGTTAAGTAGATAGAAGATGCATCTGTGTTGATATCTTCTACTGTAAAATCCCATCCATTCTTAGTAGGGTTATCTGTTTGACCGTTCCTAATAATTGTTATAGCGTCTCCTTGGGTGCCCACAGTGGACCAGGGGTTTTTATCAGGAGCTGTACCGCTCAACCTAATACTATTGCCCCACCTTCCTTCGTAAATTAAATCTCCTTCGAAAGGCTGTAGTGGATAGATATCTGAACGTTCTTTAAAGTATTTGCCAAACCTAATTGTACCTGAAGTATCTGTTAATTTATTTGTACTTCCTAAAGCAGAGTCCTGGTAATTTTTAGAATTCTCAGGGGTTAAAGATCCTGCAGAATATGGGATAGCGTTATGATGTGGGTGATTCCAAAGATTAACTACACTAATGTAGTATAGTGCTTTTGCAGAATTCCTCTGCATTATTTTCTTTGTCGGCTGTGATACTAAGTAGACAACCTCATTTACGAGCGGATAGTTCTTAATACCGGGCTGTAAAGGGTAAGCAACTTTATAGTTTTGATTTTCAGATACTGTAGAGTAGTCTCCTGTACCTCCAGAGAGGTCAATTATCTCAACTGCACCGATAGCTTTTGGCCCACCTAATTCTTTATACTTTGGGTGAGAGTCGTCAAGTACGACGCTAAGTACTCTCCCGGTCGAATTTAAGTTTGCTAACTTTAATGCATCAAGGGTTTTACTAGTACCGGAGGTGCTATTATTAAAACTACCATCTAGAGCTCCAAAGCCAAATTTTGCCATTACTTATCTTCTTTTATATTGTTAATCTCTTTTAGTAACTGCTCCCTTTCTTCATCGGTAATCCCGAACGAGTCAGTAGCGGAGTCTTGATTCTGGAATATACGTTGGATGATTGTTGCAACCTTTACAAGTTGGTCATCATTCTTAACTCCGATCTCTAAGTACTCTTTAATAAGAGGTACTATCAAAGTTGCATCTCCGGTATCTTCAATTAAAGGACGTAACTCAGAGATAAGAGTTGAAATCTGCTTTTCTTTCTTCTTCTGATTGTCGTAAATCTCCTCTAGAAGGTCTGCGAATTTCTTATTTTTAAAAATTAATTTATCTAAACTCATGGTTAATCTATTTTTTATAAATAGAAAGTAGTACAGTTTAGAAGTCTGCGTACCCGTTCTCTACATAGAATGCATACTGTTTCTTATAGAGATCCCCTAGTTCGTTAGCTACTTTTGTGATTCTAGGCGTCTTAACGTCGATAATCTCCCTTATGTAAATGTAAAGAGCTTTCTTATTAAAGATTGTTATATGTTCTCTTTTTCTGAATAATTCGAGAATAGCATCTGCAATCTGTGCATCTTCATCTTTAGGGAATAACTCGTAGATGTTATCTGTACAATGCTCCACGTAGATATCTAAGAACTCAGACACTTCATCTACCGGATGGTACACTTGAGTGTCAGCCTGTACCCCATTTACATCTAATACGTCTCCATAAACAACCTCACCGTCTTCCTGTTCCGTATTTAAGGTATCTAAGGAGAGTAACTCTAACCTCTTCTTATAATTCTTTTGATTAGAAGCAATTAGGTATCTTTTAGCTACTGTTCCGAAATAAGAATACGCTTTAGCTCCATTCTCAGGGTTGAAGCGATCTAGTTTAGTTAGTAGGAAGGTAATTACTTCGTGCTGAAGGTCTTCTAAGTTTGTTTCCTCTGTGTAGTAGAATTTAAAAGTATGAATTAAGTTCTGTGTTAACTTATATAATGCATAGTGAATCTCTTCTCTATAAATCTTATTACGTTCTGCATAATCCTCAGTGTGCACATATTTAACTATTGCAAGTTGAGTATCGTGGGTAAAGTAATTTTTATTTTTCTTCTCGGTCATCGGTCAATTTAAAGTTATTTAATCTACTTTGAATAACCTTTATTTGCTCGAAGAACCAACCGATCTCATCATCACTTTGGAATGTGCCTTTGCTATCAATTTTTTGAAGTTGTTGTTCACTGTGTTCGATAATCTTAGATAAATTATCCATGTACAGTAAATAAGCAGTTAAAACATCTTCCTGCTTTTCATTTTTACGAAGTAAGTTGTAAGTCGTATAACCTAATACACATACTGCTAGACTCAATATAGTAATTAATATCGTCATTAGTCTGTGAAAAAGTTAGACATTGCATTCTTCAAACCATCACTCTGAATATTAGATAATGCTTTGTTTTTTGCCTGTTGTTGGTGAGTTACTGGATTCTTCTGAGTAGTCTCTTTTGAAATTGAGAACTGTTTTGACTTGGGTTGTTCTGTAGGATTGACTGTCATCTCAACTACTGAAGCCATTAGATCTGCTTGATGTAAAATATAGATAATCACTGATTTAGGTCTACTCTCTGGCATTCTGGAAATTAGATAAGCTTTGTTAGCTTCTTCATATAGTCCATCGTGAGTTTTAATAGCAAGCATCTCATTCATAGAATATTTAATATTAGCTTCCTGAAGTAAGAATAAGGACCTATCCGGGATAGTCATAAAAGCAACCTCATTGTTGTAGGAGTAAACCTCACCTAGGTTTTTCTTTCTCCATTCATCTCTTCCGGGTAAATACAAATCGTTTTGGCTATCTCCCACTTTCCCTAAATCATGATTCATAGCAGAAAAGACTAACTCTTCAATTGTAAAGGTAGACATATCACAGCCGAACTTCTCCCAAAGTTTTGCAAAGTGTAAGGAAGCTTTAATAACACGATTAACATGTTCAATGTATCCTCCGGGGAAACAGTTGTGATACTTAGTAGTATGAGCTGCTGGCATTAAGATAAACCTATCTACACGGTCTTCATAAAACTTACGCAAGTCTTCTTTTCTTGGAGAAGAAATATAGGTGTCAATATACCCTAGAAATTCTTCCCAATTAGATTGGATCTGTTCTGCTGTTAAATTCATACTCTAAAGATAATTACCTTTGTCCGGAAAAGCCACCTACTTCATTAGTAGTTGTCGGCTCCATTTCAACATACTGTCTAACTTGGTTAAGCTGTTCTTCCGCTCTTTCAATAGTTTCTAAGTATGTTTTAATTGGCTCTTGTCTTTGAACAATCTGCCTCAACACCTTTAAGGTACTTTCTAATACCTCTACTTTGTTAATTACTTGATCTCTATATCTCATATTATTATATCCCTTTTA